GGCGTGGTGATGTAGACCTGCCAGCCTTCGTTCTCAGTCAAGATTGGGCGAAGGTAGCCACGGGCTGAAGGGTTGGATTGCGCCCACTCTGAATAGACAATTCCCGCAGGAGTCGAGCCGATAGCAGATTGGAAGTTATCAGAGCCTAGCACTTGCCAGGTTGACCCGTTGATAAACTTAATCATCATCTCGTTGTCACGGGTTGTAGACCTAAGCTCCTGCGGGAAAGCTTCGTCAATCCTGCGCTTGCCTGTCCTTGGGTTTACAGCGTCCCAGATCGCCTTACGGGCTTGCGTGGCCAATGGAAGCATATGCCAGTAGTTTGCTGGCCTCTCGAAAGCCTTGACCGCTGTCCCATGCAGAACAGTCTCGTCCTTGCCGCTTCGCCTGTACCAGATAAGCTCCATGTGCTTGCCGCCATCCCGCACCCAATAGTTCCAAGCTGGAATCTGGTAAGGGCGTGGCGACCAATTATGGGGGATTCTCACTGAATTACCGGAAATAGCGTGGCAAAGTGGGGAAAGCGTTTATACCAGCCCGAGGCCGTTTTAGCCGAAGTGGGGGGCGAATCGCAGATAATTGTCATTTTTATGCCGTAAGTGGGGATTCTCACTGCGGAACGAACTCTTTCACAAGCTCAATCGAGAAGGGCTTGCCGTCAGCGTTGCCTATGTCCAAGCGATCACCAAACGAGCGAGGCTTCAGCTTGCTTGCGCTCCACTGCTTAGCCCAAATGATAGCTTTGCCAGTGTTAGCGTCTAGCTCTCCCGACTCCATCTTGTGGCATATGTCGGCCATGTCATCGTGTAGGGCCTCAGCTTGTAAGTCTCTCGCACGCGCAATAATGGTTGCGAAATCCTTGTCTGTATTCATCCATCGAAGCATTGTAACCCTATCAGGCAGCGTAGAGTCATTGGCGCATATAGAGCGTAGAGACTTGCCATCAATGATCTGGTTGACGACCCTCTCTAGTATTTCAGCTCTTTGCTCATCGGTGTACATGGATTACTTGCCCTTTCCTTTACGCTTCTTTCCGCAGCCCATGATTGGCTCCCCTGGTTAGTCCTGCTCATGTACATAGCACAGCCACAGTGCGTCAGCTTCTGACCATCCGGCCTTGATGCTTTCGTCGTAGACTATGCGGCGAATCCTGACCATGTCTTGAATGGCCTCAAGTTCTTCGCGCTCGGCTTTGGATTGTGCTGATTCAAATTCTACTATGCTCATGGCGTAATTGTACCTTATGCGCTTGAAGGAAACAATTTAGAGGCTAGGCAATAAAAAAGCCCCCGGTTAAGGGGGCAAAGGCACCGTCGAGGTGCTGAGGGTAGCGTTCAGTGTATCAGGTTTTGTCGCGCATGGCTTTGAGCTTTGCGCGGTAGTCGTCGCGGATGGTGCGAAGGTCGTCGATGGTGTACTTCTTTGGTTCGTGCGGGCCTTCTATCCATGCCAGCACATTGAGGCCGACACGCTGCAACAGCTCAAGTCGGTAGTTAATAAGATTTCCCGACAAGTGGTTATTGCATGGAGCGCATTGTTTGTGAATTTGGCTTGTTTCAAATCTCAATTCAGGCGCACTGCCAACAGAGCGATAATGCCCCGCGTGGTACTGGCCTTGATGGTGCCTGCCACATGAAACGCACGGCAAATCCTTATCACGCTCTCTCACATAGGCGTTGACGGCGCTTTGAGCCTCTTTGAGCCATTCTGAGCGCGTCTTGATACGCTGCTTCGCCTCTCGGTTATCTTTGCGCTCCTGCTTCGCTTGAGAGGCTTTGACAGCAGGCGCACGCTTTCTGGCAACGATTAGGCCGCAGTCAGGCGAACACCAAGCCACGGGGCCGGGAAAGGTGCGGTCGGGTCTGAAGTATTCCCCGCACCCGCCGCACTTACGCTTTGTATTTGCCATTATTCCAGTAATCCTCGCACTTGCCTGATTCATCCGGCTTGAAATCTCGCATACTCTGCCAGTATCCGGGTGGAGCTGTGAACCTGTAGCAAGTTTCCCGGCTTGGGCATTCCTTGTTAGCGCACATGGTTATATCAGCCATCAGTATTTACCTGCCTCTTTCCTTGCCTTTAGATACTTGCGGTAACAGCGGGTGCATATGCCCAAGTCTCGGTATTTAGTCGCAAGTATCCCGCAGCCGTTAACGCACATCTTTTCTTTTCTAGCTTCAGCTATCTGTTCCCGCTCCTTCAGGGCTTCGCTAGTCATCTTTGAGCGCGTCAGGTTGTAGGTAAGCCCTTCTGTCATGGCTCCCGATGGGATAACAGTGACTGTGCCTTGAAACTTCGCCAGTGCGCCTTGCAGGCTATCCAGAAGGGCTTGCTCCTCTGCCGTGTACCTTCGCACTATGTCAGCAGGGTTTAGGCGATTGGCTTCGCACTCGCGGTTGGTGTATTCGCGGATCATTAGAAGTGCTCCTGATTTTTAAGAATTTGCAAATGTCCACAAAGCCGCTGCTGCCACAACTGGAAGCTGGCCATTTCCACAGGCTTGGTATCTGTCCACCCTTCCGGATATCCCATCATCCATTCCTGATTCATTGGGCTTGGCTTGCCAAATACTTGAACAAAATTCCGGCAAGATGGCCATTTTTGCATTGATCGTGCGCTGTAATTGGCTTTTGTCGTCGGCGTATGCAAGTAGCCAAAATCTTTCCCGTATGTGGTCGCCACCCAAGTCTGACGCGCTAATGGAAATTGCTTGGACTTTGTAACCCATTGAACAGAGTTGCCGCCCTGCAATGTCAATTGCTTTATTGGACACGTTCTCGGCAAACACATAGGTTGGGCAGGCTTCGCCCACAATCCTCCCCATTTGCGGCCATAAGTCCTCGGCGTTGTTTCTGCCTCTCGCTGCGGAACTGAACGCCTGACAAGGGAATCCCCCAGATATGATGTCAACAGTTCCGCGCCAGCTTCTTCCGGCAAATGTATGAACGTCATCCCATATTGGGAAAGGTGGCAAAAGCCCTTCATTTTGCCGTTGCATAAGAACGCATCTGCGGTGCTCATTTCGCTCGACAGCGCATACCGTATTGATTCCGAGCTGATGTGTTCCGAGTATGCCGCCACCAATGCCCGCGAAAAGTGCCAGCTCATTCAATTGCCCTCTCCTTGTCCTGCTTCACTTGCCATTTGCGGTCATTGGTTTGCTTCCAGCTCTCGCCATCGGTATCGCGCACCGCGTTTCCGTAGGGGAGCTGAGTTACCTTGCCGCCTTGGGATAGGTAAGCTGTAAGCAAATCGTTTTGCATTCTCCCTTCGCATAGCGCCTTAACGGATTCATTTGCAGCACTAGCCAATGCCTTATGGTATGTCATAATTTCCCCTCTCTCTTTTTAGGCCACTCAGGAAGCGTAATTCCAAACGTCTGCGCCATCCTGCGGTGGATTACTTGTTGAATTGCTGAATAGTCTGGTCGCTCGGCGTCTATCGTTGATTCATGGCCGGTCATGGCCTCTTGTACGGGCTTCCAGATGCTCTCTTTCACGCTGTGTTTCGTCCAAGGTATCACCCAAGGATTCTTGGTGCGGTCGGTCATTACCTGCATTTCAAGCCCTGCATCATTGAGAGTACTAGCTACCCATTCGCACCACAAGTGCAAGGCTGCGTTTTGGGTAGGAGTCCTCTGCTTGCCTGTTCGCCAATCGACTACTAAATACTTATGCTCGGCGTAGTCTGCTGACAGGTCGGTAATCAGCTTGGCGAATAGTTGCGGAGTGTTTACGACTGTTTCTGTCATTTTCCTCTACCCTTCGCAATCTTGATATGCGTTTTCACCAGCTCCCGCCATTCTTTTGGGCACCCTTTCAGGGCTTCTCGCTCTTTGGCCTCTACGCCTTTTGCTGCTAAGTAGGCAAAGGCGTAGTGCCTTGGCATTAACTCATCCATTGCGCTTTTTGCCTTTTGTAGTCATCGCACAGGGCTTCAAACTTCAGCTTGAGGCTAATTCCGTGCTTGTAGCAATAAACGCTAAGGTGATTCGGTGTCATGCCCACTATCGGCGCTATCTTCCTGCGCGGGAGTGTTCCTGCTAACTGTGTGATGGTTTGATGGCGAGTCATGCTTCCACCCCGAACATATCGTATTGTGACTTTTCAGCCGATTGCATATGGCGCTTGGCAAGGTTGAAATAAGACGGCTTCAGCTCTGCGCCGATTGCCTTGCGGCCCATCTTCACGGCCATGTACGCCTCAGACCCAATGCCAAGGAAAGGAGTAAGAACAACATCACCCGGCATACTCCACAACTGCATCGCTCTTTCAATCACATCCAGTTGCAGCGGGCAGATATGGCGCTCGTCGTCTGAATCGCGGCCTTCCTGAAACTGAAGCGTATTTGTTTGCCGAATGTCATCCCATACCGGAGATGCGTAGTTCTGCCATATGTCAATCGAGGTGCCTTGATCGCCCGGCAGGTAGTACCAGCGCTCATCGTCGTACTGATATCCAACAAAGCCAGCGGGCGGCTTCTCGCCAACGTAGTGCGTAAACTCGCCTGCTACGGGCTTTGCATTGATGCCAGGCTTTCGCATAACAATCAGGTAATCAGGAATGCCTTGCCGACTCATGGCGGAATCTTTCTTGACTTGCTTGTGAAGCAATCCGAGCGCCTTGGTTCGCTGCATTGCTAGTACAGGGTCTTTCCAGATGCAAACCTCAGAATGCTGGATAAAGCCTACAGACTCAAACGCCCGAATCAGATCGCCCCTGAAGTCCTTGATACCAATGAATCCATCACGGGTTTTTGATGTTGGCAAGTTCATGCAATGCACTGCCATATTTCGACCGGGGGCCATTACGCGGTAAAGTTCGCGCACAAGAAACTGGAAATGCTGGAAGAATTCTTCATCGTCCTTTACGTTTCCCATATCGCGGTCGCTGTTGCTGTAGGTGTACAGCGATGCGAAGGGAGGCGAGTATATGCAGAAGTCTACAGATTCATCCTTAAGCCCTCCCACTACTTCGACACAATCCCCGTTGTATATGGCGTATTTGTCGGTTACTACTTGCTCGATCACGCTGCCCATTCTGGCACCCTCATTTTGATGTTGTTTGTGTATGTTGCTTTTTCCTGCTTTGCCTTTCCAAGCTCCGCCAATGTGCGGTCTTTCATTACTGCGATCATTTCAGCGGTCAATTGCTTGTGCTGTGCTTCCTTGCGTTTGATGTTGGTTAGGACTCCGCCTTCAATGTCTGCGCTGACAATGTGAACGTGTACTGGCTTTGTCTGTCCGTATCTCCAGCAACGCCTAACAGCCTGATAGAACTGTTCCCACGAATCAGACAGCCCAACGAACACCATGTGATTGCACGATTGAAAGTTCATCCCGAAGCCTGCAATCTTAGGCTTGCTTACCAGCTTTCCTACTGTGCCTTTGGCAAACCCGATCAAAGCCTGTTTCTTGTGGCCTGGATCGTCTGAGCCTTTCACTTCTACGGCCCCATCAATCAAGTCGCATAGCTTGTCCGATTCGTCATTCAGATGACACCAGATAAGGCACTGGCCGTCAATACCATTTGCAATCATTGCTGCTTCAGATACACGGGCATCAACTGTATCTTTTCTGGCCCGGTTTCTGTCCAACAATCCAGACGCAATAGGCGCGAACAGGCCATCGGTTATTCCAGACTCAATGATATGCTCGTGAAACACCAAAGGCGGGAGTTTATGGCTTGATCCGTCATAACCGAGATCCTCCGGGGATGTAATGAACACTGCCCACGTTGCAAGCCACTCAAAAAACTTGCGCTTGCCGTGCCCCTTCAATCTCCATTTTGAAGTGTCGCTGCCATCGTGTATGAAGAACATGGCAAGCATTTCAACTTGCGACATAATGCCAAGGAATTCAGCTTGCGTTCCAAGCTCCATGAAGTCATTCGGGGAAGGCGTGGCGGTACATGACAATCGGTAAGGCGTGCGGCCAAACTTCTCCTGAACTAGCTTTCGGGTCTTGCTGTCGATGCCTTTAAGGATAGACGATTCATCCAGCACAATCCCCTGATACTGATCTGTGTCGATATTGTGCAATTGCTCATAGTTTTGAACATCCACGTTATCCATACAGATGCCAAACTTTTCTGCCTCGCCTATGGTTTGCTCTTTCACGGCAAGAGGCGCAAGTATCAGCACTTTCCCGCCTGTATGCCTTGCGACTTGATCGGCCCATGTGAGCTGCATCAAGGTTTTACCGAGTCCAGTATTAGCAAATATTGCAGCCTTGCCTCTGGCACACGCCCATCGTGTAATGTCTGCCTGATAGTTGAACAGCGGATAGCCCTCAAGATCAGCAACAAACCCAACGGATTGCGCCTTAAACGATTTTTGCTCTACAAATTCCTGATAGTTCATATTGTCACCCCTTGCGCTAAAGTAGCAGCTTGTTTTTGTTTAGTCTTGCGGTCTGTCGTGGGAAAGTGTCGGTTGGTCGAATAAATCAAACTGGCATTCTGGCTTGATAGCCTTGCCTGCAATGTGAGCGTGCAGCCTTTCTCTCGCCCACTTAACCAGAGTGCTGCGCCATTCAGGCCACGGCGTTGCTCTTGCTTGGTTCATGTAGACTTTTGAAAGGTGCAGGTTCATTTCGGCAAAGGCTCCAGCGTAACCGGGTCAAGGTCTAGCATAGCGCATATCTTGGGAAGCTCTCGGTTCATGGCTTCGACTGATGCCGCTCGGCTTTCTTCCTTGGTGCGGTGGAAAAGGTCTCGCATGCTGTTTTGTAGTGCGCTTTCAACTGTGATTATCATTGATTGTCTAGGTGGGAGAACCCGCCTCTCCTTTGCGGCCTATGTTCGGCTATTGGTTGATGGGGGTGCGTCATGTTTTCAAACCTGCATATGTCCAGACGGGATGCCAGATACACTGTGCCGGTTTCGCCCTCTCTTTGCTTTCTCACAATGATTTCAGTGATGCCTTTCTGATTGCTGTTTTCTTCGTGTATCTCGTCTCGGTAAACCATAATCACAACGTCTGCGTCTTGCTCAAGGCTTCCTGATTCACGAAGGTCGGCAAGTATTGGCCGCTTGTTTGCTCGACTTTCCAGTGCCCGACTAAGCTGAGACAGGGCGATAATCGGGCAATCCAGTTCCTTTGCAGCAATCTTGATAGCTCTGGATATTTTAGTGATCCGCTCGTGTCCATCGCCTTTATCGTTCAACAGTTGCAGGTAGTCAAGTACAATCAGGTCGATTTTCTTCCCTGACTTCTGGGCTACTTTTCGCGCCCTGCTGACTAACTGCGCGCTTGTCAATCTCGCATTGTCGTCAATGTACAATGTACGGTCTTTGAACCTAGCGGTAGCGGCTGTTAGCTTGTCGCAGTGGTCGTCAATCTCGCCTTTCTTTACGCTTTCGTAAGGAATCTTCCCAAGGCTTGAAAGAGACTTCATTGCCAGCATTCGCTTGGTCATTTCAAGGTTGAACACAAGGCAGAATTTCCCGCCTATGGTGACGTTCTCGACGATATTCATGGCGACAGTGGTTTTACCTGATCCCGGCCTGCCTGCCACAATAATCAATTGCCCCGGCTGGAAAGAAGTAATCAGTCTGTCCAAGTCAATAAACCCGCTCGGCACTCCCACGACCTGATTGCCGCCCCTGTGCCTGCGGTCAATCTCGGCAATGGCATCGCGCAGGATAGAGTTAATATGCTCAGGCTCGGACTCTGATGAAGTCTCTATGCCCATCACAAGCCCTTGCGCGTGGTCGATACATTCCTGCGAAGGGGTATCAGAAAACCCGGTCTCGGCTATCTCATGGGCTATCCGTATCAATCGGCGCTTAATGGCCTTCTCTCGAATTATCTGCGCGTAGTGAGCGGCATTCGATGGGCCTCTGGATTGCGTCATTAGCTCAACGATGTAATCAGTGCCTCCCGCACGGTCAAGCTCTCCGGCGCTCTCCAAAGCGTCCACCAGCGTCACTGCGTCAACAGGCTTGCCAACAAAAGCCAACGCCTGCAATCGAGAAAATATAATCTGATTTTCCAGCCGGTAGAATTCATCGGCTTTTAGATAGTCAATCTCGTTAATCAACCGATTGGACTCAATCATGGCCGCAATCAATGCTGACTCAGCCTCGCCGCTATGCGGGGGAACCTTCAATCCTTCCATGTTCATGCGTAGTCCTCGTTTATTATTTTGGCGAAGTTTGAAGCGTTAACCACCCAAGCCAATGATGCCCTAAATGGCTTGCGGTCGCCTCTGGTCTCAGATTGGCCGGACAGGAATTTATTGTTCTCGCAGTATTCAAAGAATCCCTGCCAGAATTCCAACGATTGAAAACGATTGTCTTGTAGCCACCTTGCCCGAATGTGAGCCTTTGTTGAATCAGGGACTAGGCGAACAGATGGTAATCGGCGGGCAGTGTCTTTGTAGATCTGAATTATTTGCTCAACAGGGCAGGCAGGAACCGCAGGTTTCTGCGTAGTAGTTGTAGTTTCTTCTCTTCTCTTCTCTTCTCTAGTCTGCATTTCGTCTTCATTAATTTGGACATTTTGCGGACAATTATCGGACTCTTTAAGCTCTTTCCTTTCTATCCTTTTGCGCTTTGAATCCTCAGCCCTTCGCTTACCTGAAGCGCCGTTATGCTCAGTAAATTCGGGCATTACAAGGCATTCGGCCCCATCAAACTGAAGCCATCCAGCTTGTATTAAAGCCTGAGAAAACCCTTCCCATCCGATGATATGATCCATTGTCTCAGGGGTATACCCGCACAATGTACCGTCCTCGCTGTGAGTGTCAAAAACGCTCCAAACTGCATGAAGCCCGCCTATCACCCTAAATTTGTCAGACTTAGTTGCGGACAAAATTCGGACAATTTTCGGATGGCTTTGCAGGTCAATACGCATCTTAATCCAGTCGCCAGCCATTATTCTTTCTCCCCTTTGACGTAACCAAGGGAAAGAAGAACATGGAATTCGACTCCCATATTCAGATCGGAAAGGCGCTTCGCTTCAGCTTCAGCCTGCTGGATGGTAGAATGGCGGTGTTTAGTGAATCCTGTTCGCGGATTCCAAACCAAAAAGAATGGCGGTATTTGAGTAAACGACATAATGCAGCCCTGTTTATCCCTGTTAAGATTGCCGGTGGCCGAGGCCAACAGGGAGGAAACGCCAGATTTAGGGGATCAATCCTAAACTGGCCACCAGCAATGAAACTTTATCAAATCCGTGTTATTCAGGCAACCTCTTTCGCCAGCTCCTTGACTCGCTTGCAAGCCTGGCTCCACTCCTTTCTAGCCTCAATAGCTCGCATAAGCTCCGGGCCATAGGGAAAGGCAATGGCTTTCACTTCAAGCATAAACTGCCGTTCCGCCCTGTACTGCTCAAGCGCCATAGATTGCTGATCTTGTGCGAACTCCAAAGCGATTGCTCCTTGATTGCCCTGTTCGGATTATTGTCGCCTCCATCCCAATGCAGATTCTTCTTTGCCCAATCTGGCAGGCTTGCAATAACCTTTTCAGCGGCTTCGATTCTTTCGCGTATTG